CCTTAGCAAATCCGTTTGATACAATATATGCTTATCAAGTAACTGCTATTGATAGTTTACAAGGGGTTCTAATTGGATCTTCTGCTCCTGTAGGATTTAGTTCGGGGTCGACAGGAACAGTAGGCCAGATGTATGTAGATGAAAACTATATCTATATATGTGTTGCTAATAATGTTTGGAAACGAACAGCACTAACTTCATTCTAAAAAAAAGCACCCTAGGGTGCTTTTTTATTATGCTACTGACTTTGTCTTTTTAACTTTTGGTTTAGGATCTTGTGCGTCAGCTTCCTTCAAAAGACGTTCAGCCTCTTTCTGTAAAGTCTCTGCTCTTGATCTCATTTCTGCCGGAGTTAATTCAAAACCTTTTGCTTCTGTTTTAGCAGGAGTTGCTGGTTTGGCTTTTTCTGCTTTTGCTTCAACCTTTCCTGTATATCCACCGGCAACTACTTCGCTGGAAGTAGGAGCAAGCTCTTCTGGAGATGGGTTTAAATCTTCTAACTTAATCCCTTGTTGATCGGCAATGATTTGATTCAATTGATCTAAAGGAAGTAATGTCTTAGTATCCGGAGTCATCAAAATAGTTTTAGTAGGAACTTTTTTCAAGTGACCATTTGTATGTAGATACTCTAGAATGTTTGTACCATCTGGATACTTACGAACAGCTAACACATCGGCTAATTCATTTGCCTGTTGTCCGCTGTCACTTTCTAGTACAGACATAAGATTATCATGGTACATGTCTGATAAACCATTAGTACCAACTACTAGGGCACTATTTACATCACCGGGTAATGTTCGAAAAACTACAGCGACCTTTGCACTATTGTTTTTCATTTTGCCAACGTGTTTTAACATATCATTCTCCTTATTGAGCTGGAGGCGTAGCTTGTTGAGCGGCTGTATTAGCGTTAGCTTGAGCGGCAACAGCGTTTAGAAACGCATCCAACTTGTTGAAAACAGCACCAACAGCGGCCATCTCTGCGGCTTTGAATGCTCCGCGAGTTGACGCAACATCAATGATTGCTCTCAAATTCTGTAGATCTGTAATAGACAAATCTGGATTAGCTTGAGGTGCTTGAGCCTCTTGGCTTACTGCTTGTTCATCTGCCATTTTGAAAATCTCCTTAATTATGCAGGTACGGGCAAGACAATGACATGTAAGTTAGTTCCTTTGGATCCTCTATGCCTATCTCAGTCATCATAACAAGTTTATTATTCTCGTCTACTGCCTGAACATTTCGGATACAATATCTACTATCTAAATGATTATAAATCCACCTATCAATGTCTCTTATCTTATGTATATATTCCATAGGAACTGTGACCTTGACAAAATTGGGCGGTAAATGCTTTAACTTTCTTAAACCTAGAACGTTAAGCGCATTTACCTTATTTCTTGCTAGAGCCATTATATACGTACTTTTTATTTAGTATAATAGGCTGTCTGGCCGAACGGAGATTTGATACTATTGTTACCATGTACAATAAACAGCGTATCACAGTAATCCTCATCACCCCAGCTACCGCAAGGATATCCATCTGTGAACATAATGAACTTTTTGGGTTCAATACCCTCGTCCTTCATAAATTCCCAATTAGCTTCAAAGTCAGTACCACCACCGCCCATTACTTTATAATCCATAATTTCATCGGCAGTATCACCTGTAAATTTAGCATAGTTATATACTTTGGTATCAAAACACCACAAATCTAATGTGAAGTCTTTGTACTCATCCATAATGCCTTTAACTTCGCTAATAAAATCATTTGCCATATCGTCACTAATAGAACCTGACATGTCAATTGCCACAGAAACATCTACAGTTTCGTCATTAGTCATGCCTGGCAATACAGCACCGCTATGTTGCGACTTACGATTTGGACGACTAAAAGTAAAGTTACTTTTTAGAATACTTTGAATATTCATACGTAGGAGTTCACGCCAGTCCATCTTAGGTTCTGTGAACTCTGAGATATAACGAGCAAGCCCTGCTGGCATACGACCAGCTTCAGTATTCTGCATTGCTGAGATCATTGCTTCTTTGATCTCATCGCGAATTGCTTTCTTTTCTTCCTCGGTAAGTTTTGGGCGACCACCACCTTCTTGATCCCCGTCATCATCTCCACTACCGTCTCCATCACCTTCGCCGTCTAAGTGTTCATCCAATAATTCACCTAGCGTCTTCATATCGATCTTAATAGCCTTCTTTTCTACGTCTTCGTAGATTTGCTCATAAGACCAACCGCGGTATTTATTGTCTTGGAAAATTTTAATGAACTTTGGAACTGTGCCAATTTTCTCATCTACAAGAATCTGATTAACAGCATAATCGGCGGCGATGTTTGACAACTGTGGATCGCGATCATTGCGACGTCCCATATGATCAAAGACATTGTGTAAAACTTCATGTGCGAATCCAAATTCTGCTTCTTGTGCTGTAAGTTTGTTTACAAACCCTGTATTGTAATAAAATGTTCTACCATCAGTAGCCAATGTACTACACCAGTTATTTGCTTCTACTAATTTCAAACGTGTTGCCATATTACCAAAAAATGGATGGCGAATTAGCAAACGAACACGAGCTGTAATAAGTGTGTCGGTTGCTTTGTCTTGTTCTTCTCGAGTGTATTCTACCTTAGCGACTTTTGCTTGTTTTTCTGCTTTCATAACTGAAGACATTTGAGCTCCTTACTTAATATACTATTATTATACACTAAAAACTAAAAAAGGGCAAGTGCCCTTTTTATTAGTTCTTGTTAGCTTCATGAATGTACTTTCCGTACACTTTATGGAACTTAGCAAAACTAGCCATTTCAGTAGGTTCAAATGGCAAGTCATAGTTAGTAAGAGCAACCTTAGCACCCATAACAACCAATTCAGTTGGGAAATTCTCCATCATAAATGTAAAGAAGTTATCTGCTTGTTCATTCCAATTCTTAACATTTTTGCTAGATGCTTCTTGAAGCTCATAGCACAAACTAATAGTCAAAGAATACATAGCTGAGATTTCTTTGATATCAATTTTGGTAATCTTGCCTTGAAGAATATCTTCTGGTTTAGGCATTTGTTTAGCAACCTTGCGGTGTGCCATAAACTTAACAGCAAGTCCTTCACCAACAGCACCAGATACCAAATCTGTCAAAGTAGCTTCATCCAAATCGTCATCTTCAAGCAAAGAGCTTACAAATGACCAAGAACGTGGAGTAGCAAAAGAGCGTGAGCCTGAACGTGGGTCAAAATCATACAAGTCATTTTTAGCAAAGCCCAAATAACCTACAACTTGTTCATGAATATGATTCATAACAGCCCATTGATGCCAGTCGTCAAAACTTGATTTTAGCTCTAAGTGTAGGAAACGATTAGCCAACGGAGCAGGCATACGATATGTAACACCCTTGTCAGTTTCACGGTTACCTGCGGCAACAATTGAAACACCTGCGGGTAATTTATAAGTACCTACACGGCGATTCAAAATAAGTTGATAAGCCGCCGCCTGTGTAGCAGGAGCCGCTGAATTAAGTTCATCTAAAAATAGGATAGCAGTACTATTTGGATCTGTAGGCAATTCGCTTGGAGGAGCCCAGCTCATTGTGCCTAGTGTGGAATTGTAATAAGGAATACCTTTAATATCAGTAGGTTCCCAAAGCGACAAACGAACGTCAATAACCTCACGGTCAAATTCTTCGCCTAATTGCTTAACGATGTCGGACTTGCCAATGCCGGGCGCACCCCACAAAAAGATTGGACGCTGAATTTTCAAACATTTACGAAGACTACGTTTAGCCTCGTTTGGAGTGACTGAACGATTTGCGCTAATTTTCTCTGCCATTTTAATACCTTTCTAAGTAGTGTATGTATATATTATACTCTCACTCTGCGGTACTGTCAACGTCTTTAGCTTCTTTTTCTTGTTGTTGTTTTTTAGCAACAGCCTTGGCTCTAGCAAGACCGTATTTTTGTATATTTCCGGAGAATAGAATTAATTGGACAGCAACATTATCGCTGAATACAATGATGCGTTTCTTTTCCAAATAAAATGGACAGTCGATAAAACGGTCCAACCAAAGTACTAGCTGTCCTGTAAATTCAGTATCGTGTGGAAAATCGATAGAGTGTTCTTCGACACCTAAATTTTGAAAAGCCTCGTATCCTTCTAAAGTTAGCCTTAACCCGCCGGTCTTTTTTGGACGTGGGTTTTGCCACCACGCATAATGATATCTTGTGAAATGAGTTTCATCAAGATTTAGTTGTTTTATTATGCTACTACTGATATGTTTCTTAACATCTTCAATAGGTTTATTCTTTGATTTTTTCACCGGTAGTTAACTTAAAAACAGAAAAGTCCTCACAGTTGAACAATTTGTTTAACTTTTCAGCAAGATTAAAAGCGTGTCCACTATTTGAAAAACTAACCTTTTTATATTTAGGGCCCACAGTTTGAGCCACAACTGATCCAGTTTTTAGATTAACTGGTTTATCTTTGTAAAAAACTGCCCAAATGGCCTCAGCTTCGAGAACCTGTTCGACTTTATAGTTTTTCTTATTGGTCATCTCTAATAAGACATTTGGTTTTGGTCTAGACATTTATCTACGCACTCCGGTTATGTACGTAGATATTTATTTCAAATTACTTAAAACCGCCACCGTCCATTTCGACTGTAATAGTTGCTTCTTGTTGCGATGCCGTAGTAATTAGTTCATCTAATTTACCTGACAAACGTGTCATAACAGTGGCAAGACTATCACTTAACGCAACCACATCTTTTATGTCTAAATTGAGATTCTTTTGACCGGATTTTGATGCGATTCTAGCCTTTTCCAAGAACATTTCAATAGGTAATGTGTTTAATGGTTTCATTTGAGTATACTTAGTTGTTGACGCATTTCTTGTTCGGTTCTAAAAGGACCATTAAATGGATAGCGTTCTAATGTAATTAGCTTAGGACAGAATGACTTAACCCAACCTTTACGGAATTGAATAACATAGTATCCAGCGCAATATTGGCTTTTACTTTTTGTACTCTTTGCGTAAATTGGAAGTTTCTTCCTAACATTATATAAGGGGTTATAAGGCTTACTTGAGCAAGGGAAGTCGTAAACTGTGTTACCTACTTCAATTGTTTTTGTCTTTTTAGCCTTTGTTAGTTCAACCGGAAGTTCAATTCCTAGTTGTTCTTTAACGTCTTTAGCATTTCCGATCTCGTATTTTTGACCGTTTTGTAAGACACTATATAAAGATTTTTCTTTTTGTAATGTACCAATCTTTTCACCTTGTTGCTCAATAAGCCAACTTTTATTTGGTATTAATGTTTTAACTACCGTGTTCATATCGTCCTCCTGACAATTAAATGTTTTGTGCGGACAAGTATCGATGTATTGACAGTTATGCATATTTTGCGTTTAAAGGTACTGAGTAACTTTCTGCCTGTTCTACCACTTTTACTAATCCGTACGAGTTAGCAAACTTCATTAAACGAATGCCAACTTGCGGAACATCTTTAGGTTTAGTCTGCTCCGAGATTGTACTAGTAATTATCTCTTTTATGTTTTGGGGCTGTGCTTTTAGGTCACAAAGAATAACATTTCGAGTGTAATCATCTAGCACACGGTGTTCTTCTCCGTTGTGGTCGACCCACTTTTGCAACATTAGATTGTTCCAAGAATACCCTTTGCTATTGCGATCAGCAAACGCCTCTCTTAAACCTACTTTATTTTTAGTACCCTTTTCACGCACACCTGGATAAGCACTAAAGATATTATCGCTAGTATCTCCACGCATACATTTTTCAAAAAGTAACCATTCTGGATCTGGAGCAGGCTTAACTAGTCCTGTTTTCTTATCCTTAACTGGTTTACCTTTTTCATCAAAGTAACCTTCATGTGTAGTTGTAATACCGCTTACACCGTTATACTGTTTTACATTTGGAGCAATCAGCTGTGCGAAGTCTCCGTCTGTACTGATGATAACGTGTTGGCTTTCTGGATGACTTTGTACCCAGCCGGCAATTAAATCATCTGCTTCTAACTCTGGATGATGTAGTACAGAGCAGTTAGTTTTTTCTGTAACAAACTCTTTGAACTCGTCAAACGTCTTCCAAAATAATTCTTCTTCTTCTTGCTCTTTTGGAGTATGGGCAGAACGAGCTTCAGCACGTTGAGCTTTGTAAGGCTTATAAAAATCCTTTCGCCAGCTACGACCTTCTAGGCAGAAAATTACATGGGATCCATTAAAATCTTTCCATGCTTTGCGTACACTATTAAAAGTAACGTGTAGACACATACCGATCTTTTCTTCAAGATCTCCACGCACCACATGACGTGCTCTAAAAAATAAATTTGCTGTATCTACTAGAATATAAGACATTAACCAATTTCCGATCTACCATCTTCACGACGGTTAATATTAACATAACCAGATCCACGGCGATCCATACTGATGCCTTGTTCTGCGCCAACGTTACGACATAAGTCGCTAAACCAAGCATCTACGATTGCTTCATCTGTTGCTCCATCGTAGCCTGCTGACTTTAATTGTAACACAAAATACTCATTCCAATCAAGTTCAAAAAAACCGTTACGTGGATTTTCTGCGTTAACATGAGTTTCCAAAACTTCTACCCAAGGCTCTTTCTTTTCATTGGCAAGTTCTTTTGGACTTAATGCCGCGAGTCTTGCGGTTTCTTGTGCTTCTTTGGCTGTTGCTACTGCTAATGCCGCGGCTTCTAATGCCGCTTTACGTTCTTTTTCTAAACGTTCGATTCCTGTTATTTTCTTTAAAAAGTTCTTCATTAGGTTCCCCATTCATTCTTAAACAATGGAACTTGTAAACGATCACTATATCGTAAACCAAATTTCATTGCTAGATCTGCTACTTTACGATTATTCATAGAGTATACGCTTTCGACTCCACCTACTGGCATCAAATAAATGTGTCCTTTAAATCCAGCGGCACGATATTCACTTGCGGCCTTGAGTGCGTAGTCAGCATCATCTTCTGTAGCAATAACAAATTTCAAATATGTATGTCCTATATCTTCATAACCTAGCACAACTTCTGGCTTGATAGCATCTTCCCATGATTCCCCAGAGCATGGAAGTTTAGCACTAACACTAAAAGTTAATGCTTCACGACCTCTACGTCCATTAGGTGTATGTTTAGGATTTAGTGTCCAGTCTAAAAGGAAGTGTCTAAAATCACTTGTTAAACGCATTGTGCCATTTGTTTCAAATGTGATCTCTTTTAGATTTTTCATCTTTTCGTGATTAAGCAAATCTGGATATTGTTTTTGCCAACCTAACAAAGGTTCACCACCTGTAATTACAAGATGTTCGTCGAGCCATTCCTTGTACGGTAACGTATCCACAATAGCATCGGCAATCGCATCAGTGTCCATAAGAGGAGATAGATGCTTGAAGCGAGGATCCCAAGAAGCGTAACTATCGCAACCTGTACTAACCAAAGGAAGCGATTTGTACTCGGTGTACTTAGACGGGTCAACATTTTCTGCTTCAACACTTAGTTCTCCTTTAGGCATGCCAAAACCTTGGCATTTAAAATTACATCCAAATGTGCGTAAGAAAACGGACGGTACACCCATGTAACGTCCTTCACCTTGAATGCTATAAAATAATTCTGCGATTTTAATTTTGCTCATATCACCTGCTTAAAAAATTTATTTCCTATCTTATTATATACATCTTTTGTTATAAAGTCAAATGCTACACTAATTCTAGGAATTTTGGATTTGTTTTTATCTGTCTTATGATCTATATAAGATGGAAATAACCACATGTCTCCGGGTACGTTTGGAATTCCTTTATAAATTTCAATGTATGGATTTCTGTAATATGTTTTGGTATTTTCTGCTTGTAATGATATATGACCAGACACGTAAGAATTTTCAATAGTACTAGAGTAATCACCGCCCGGACCACCTGTGTTGGCGTGTGCGTGATTATGCTCTGTAATACGTCTGCCATCATTAAGAATAATGTTAGCCCAAGAATGGCAATAGAGTTTATCGGCAGGTGTAGTACCTACAGCAATACAATATTGTTTATATTGTTCAACAATCCATTCTTGAAATTGTTCAACTTCTGGATAGTTCCAATCTAACACATTGTATTGCCACATGCGACCAGTAAGCCAAGTTTCTCCTTGTTCAAAACTTGGCTTAACAGTTGATTCTAAAACTTTAGGTTCTTCAAGTAAAACAATTTCAGCAAGCCGTTTAGTAAGTTCTTTGTCAAGTTTACACTTCCATAAATCTACGGAATACTTAGGTAAGAAGAAAGATTTACTTTCGTAACTTAACGTGGTGAGCATTAATAATCCTTAATGGATTCTAATAGACCTGTGGCCAATCTTTTTATATCTTCATCAGTCATGCGAAGTTTGAAACTTTGAACTTTAGAAAGATTAGTTTTTGGATTCTTAGTTTCTTCAAGAATTTCAACTTCATTCTTTCCGTCTTCAGCCCGTACATTTTTAACGATAACTTTATATCGTGTATGATCTGGAAACCATAAGTCCGTAGTATGAAATTCTTTTACTTTCATTGTGTTAGTCCGTA